AGGACATCATCGTTCGACAATTTCAAGCGTATGCACCGAAACTCATTAAAGAGTTGAATGCTACCACAGAGAAGTTGGTGAAGCGTGTTATCGACAATGCACGTCAAGTTGGTGGTATCACGAACGAGGAACTTGCTATCCAATTGACACCTGCATTCGGTGATAGACGTGCTTCGATGATTGCAGTCACAGAGTACACAAGAAGTGCAAGTAATGCGACATCTGTGTATCAGGAATATTTGTCAGAGTATGGCATCAAAACGGTTCGTGTATGGAACACCGAAGCGGACGAAATCGTCAAACAATGTCCTATCTGTTACCCATTGAATGGCAAAACAGAGGACGTATGGGGTGAACGATACCCAAGTGGTGCACCTGCACATCCTCGTTGTCGATGCGATGTCACACTTAAGGTGGTACGACAATGAGAATCGAAGTCAAGATTCCTAAAGGATTGTTGAACGACATTGAGAACGTGTACAAAACGGTTTCAGAACCTGTCCTCGTTGCACTAGCGACTGAAGTACAGCACGAATTAATGTCACAGAAACCACCACCACCACGACAGGGTTCGATGCAGTTCGTATCAGAAGCACAGAGACGGTTCGTAATGGCTTCGATACGACGTGGTGACATCACAGTCCCATACAAGCGTGGTATCGACAAGAAGTCGCAACGAATGAACCGTTCGTTCAAGATTATTCGTTCACCACGTGAAATCGTACTCACCAATTCTGCGAACTATTGGCAGTATGTAATTGGCAGTCAACAAGCACGAATCCATCAGAATCGTTGGAAAACTGCGTTGCAGATGGTTGAGAAAGTGATAGACAGCGGATTACTCGTTGACACACTTAACACGGTTATCGCCAAGAAGTTTGGTAGGGGATAGTATGAACAAAGAACCGTACATACCACCTGCGTATGTTGCTAGGAATGCACAACGTGCTCTTGAAGTACGTGCTTCGAAACCACCATCACAGCAGGGAATGACACCTGTTGGACTAGCACGTGCAAACCAACTTGCATCACGACGACCTGTATCACTAGACACGATACGACGAATGGTTGCTTACTTCGATAGACATGAAATTGACAAGCGTGGTAGCACGTGGTCAAGTCAGGGCAGGGGTTGGCAAGCATGGTATGGTTGGGGCGGTGATGAGGGTCGTGATTGGGCGAATCGTATTCTTAGACAAGTAGAGGAAGTGAAGATTATGGAAGAGAAACAATTTATCGTAGCGATGCGTGATGGTATGTTCTACATCTACCAAAATGCTGAGGACACCGAACCTGTAATCGAGGACAGTGTTGAGAACTTTCTTGACACACTTGTTCGTATGATGGGTTACTCACGTGAGGAGACTGAAGATTTAGTTGAGGAAGCGACTGAAGAGGAAATGGTACAGCAGGAAGCACCTGCGATGGAAGAGGAAGCACAGAAAGTCGAAATGACTGCTGAGCAACGTGATGCACTTCCTGATGCTGACTTCGCAGTACCACAGACTCGAAACTTCCCTGTTGCTACACCATCAGACATCAGCGATGCTGTGTCAAGTTGGGGTCGCTATCGTGGTGATGTATCGTTCGAAGTGTTTAAGCGCAATCTGATTGCGATTGCACGTCGCAAGGGACGTGAGTTCGTAGATGCGTTACCACAGTCATGGAAAGATGAAATGGAAGAGGAAGTGAAGCGTGTTGCACGAACCATTCTTTCACGAATGAGTTAGTGTTGACAGTACACTTATAATAGAAGTAGGAGGTAACATGAACGCTTATGCAGTCAAAAGCGTGTCAGCATACAAGTTAGCAGGTCGAGCAATTGTGTTCGGTGGTGTTGACATCGTAGGAGACACGTTTACTCCGCAAACTGACATTGGTAGTACACGTTCATTCGTAGGAATGCCTGTGTATTGGAATCATGCGATGTCAGGCACGAAGTCCCAAATCGGCGTTGTGACTGATTGGGAGAAGAACGAAGAGGGAATTGACCTCGTAATCGAAATCGACAAGCGTAACAAGTATCTTAAGCAAATCATGGAACTTGCGAAGAGAGGAATGCTTGGACTTTCGACAGGTGCAGTAGGGAACACCGTTGTTCGCAAGGGTGGTGAATTACTGCGATGGATAGTAGGTGAAGTCAGTTTAACCACGACACCTGCTGAACCACGAACCTATGCGTATGTTAAGACAGGAAGTGCTGATGCCTTGGCTGTGAAACATGTCGCTGGTTATACATTTGATTTGGGAACTAATTTATCTGATTTTAAGGAGACTAAAGACATGTCAGTAGACAAAGACGCATTGAAAGATGCATTGATGGACATCGCAGGTGAGCCTGCACAGGGTGGTGGGTTGTATATGGGTGGTAAAGCACCGAACGTCAAGAACGTAACGAATTTGGGTTTTAGCGACGAGCCAAGCAAGGCGTTCTTTCACTATGTTAAGACTGGTGACAAGGTTGCGGCTAAAGCAACGATGGTAGAGGATGTCAATGCCAACGGTGGTTTCACTGTACCGAACGAGGTCGAGCGTGAAATCATCAGCAAGCGTGATGAAGAGTCCATCTTGGGTCGATTGCCAATTACTCGTCGTCGCACTTCACGTGATTACTACGATGTCAACGTTGGTGAGAACAATTCAGACTTCTCATTCACTGGTGAGACGGTTGCGGCTAACTTTGACGAGCCAACGATTGGTCAGTCAAGCATTCGCATTTACAAGGCTACGTTGGCACTCAAGGTGTCAGAAGAGTTGTTGAACGACTCGATTAGCGACATCGAGGGTTACATCACTCAAGAAATTGGTCGTGCTCTTGCACGTCACGTGAATCAGTACATCTTGACTGGTTCAGGTACTGCACAACCATGGGGCGTTACTGCTCGTGCCGCAATCAGTGAGACCCTTGCTTCAGCGACTGGTGTCGATTCACAGGACATTCAGAACATGTACTACAAATTGCCAAGTGCCTACCATCAGGGTGGTAACACTGGTTGGGTGATGCGTATGGCTACGTTGGGTGGTGTCCGTGGTTTGACTGGCAACCAATTCCTGTATCAGAACACCCCTGCTGGCACGAACGGACAGGGTGGCGAGCAATTGATGTATCGTCCTGTGTTCGTGAGTGACAAGGTTGGTGCACCAACGACTGGTTCAACGTCAATTCTCTTTGGCGACTGGTCGCAATACTACTTCGTTGAGAACGGTGGGTTGACCATTCGTCGCAACGAGTACGCTTACATGGAGAACGGTTTGGTCGGTATCTTCGCTACGGTTCGCTGGGGTGGTGATGCTGTCATTACCAACGCATTCGTCAAGGGCGTACAAGCCTAATCAGGAGGAATGAACCGTGAAAGTGCTACTTAATGTTTCAATAGCACGATTCAGCGATGGTTCTTCCAATGTTTTCAACAGTGGGGAGGTCGTTGACCTCCCTGCTGACGAAGCGGAGAGAATGATTGCGTTAGGACGTGCAATTAGGGTTGAAGAACCCAAACAAGAGGAAGTCGAGGTTCGTGAAACACCGAAACCACGAACAACCTCGAAGCGAGGTGCGTAATGGCGTACATCACCACTGCAGAGTTGAAGAGTTTTCTAGACATTACAAGCGCAAGTGATGATACGCTTCTTGGTATTATTATCGCTAGTGCTGAAGAGGCTATTGATAACTATACCAATCGCACATTCGAACCCAAGGGTGCACAGGGTGGTCATCACCCACACAAGTTTACTGCATTACCACGAACTCGTGGGGGAAGCATAGACGATGGGAATCCTCGACTGCTGTGGGTGGATAACGATTTGTGTGAGATTCAGAGCATTGTGAATGGTGATGGTGTCACGATTCCATCGACTGCATATGTCACGAATCCAATCAACCATACACCATGGTACGCAATCGAGTTGAAGCGAAATGTGAACTATCTTTGGACGTACACGAACACGCCTGAAGCGTCGATTGTGATTACAGGGAAGTGGTGTTATTCGCTTGAAGCACCTGACGACATTCGTATGGCGATGTTTAAGTTGTGTAAAGCATGGTACAACGGACGTGCTGACAGTACAGGGGATAGAGATATTCTAACGACTGATGGTGTCGTGTTGGTGCAGTCTAAGATTCCTAGCGACGTGATTTCGATAATCCATCGCTATAAGAGGTGGTCATAATGGCTAGCCAACTTCCAACCATCATCAACGCAATCAAAGCGTACAACCCACAGTACAACGGACAGAATGTCACGATTCGTAGCGGTGCAACCATTCCCAATACTGCGAATGCGACTGATTTACCAATGCGTATTATTAGTGCGATAGGGAATAGTGGTGGTCAAGTACAGCGGTTGACGCTCGGTTCTAGTCCGTTGCTGACATTACGATGGCAAATCACTGATGTACTTCTTGGACAGCAAGTAGGACTTGGAACAGGTGAAAAAGAACAAAGCGATGCACAGATTACCTACGCATCTGCATACGCTGACTTGATTCGTACACTTGTGACAAACAAGTACCAAATCGAGGACGTTCGCATCACTATGGAAACCATCGAATTCCCTGTCGAATCAGGTAATCGGTATTATGGTGTTTCTTGTGAGTACATCATCAAAGAAATAATCCAATAAGGAGACAACACAATGGCACAGACTACAGGTGCAATTACAGGTGCAGTAGCGAAAATCGAAATCAACACGAACAATACTGGTTATGTTGACATTTCGGGTTCTTCGCAAAGCATTGATGCAGTCGAAATGACTCGCTTGAATGGTTCTGCACACACAATGGAGGGTGACTACGCTGTACTGACGTTCGGTAAGCAACCACCCACCGAAATCACGGTGAACGTACTGTACACCGAAGTAACGACTGAGGGTTTCATGAAAGCCGTATCAGCACTTAAGAACAACCATTCAGTCGTACTGCGATGGTATCCGAACGGCGCAACAGGGAAGTATTTCTTGACCCCTGCAGGTGCAAAAATCTCATCTGTTTCCCTACCTGGGAATGACGCATCGAGTGGTGAACCGCTTATGGTTTCGTTTACCGTTATGTCACCTGGGATTGAAACGGATATTGCGTAAGTAAGGAGGACTGAATTATGGCACAGACTACTGGTGCTATGACTGGTGCTATGGGCAAAATCGAAGTGTCAACCGATGGTACGACATGGTTTAACATTTCGGGTTCATCGCAGAGTATCGACGCTGTCGAGTTCACTCGGTTGAACGGTTCAGCACACACGTTCGAGGGTGACTATGCTGTCCTGACTTTTGGGAAGCAACCACCGACTGAAGTTACTGTGAATATCCTTTACACCGAAGTGACTGGGGAAGCGTTCTTACGTGCTGTTTCAGCAATTAAGAACAACACCACATTCAAAGTTCGTTGGCAAGCGATGGATGCAAGTGCTACCACGTATCAGCGGTATTTCACTGCAGGGACATCGAAAGTTTCAGCGGTTTCCCTACCTGGGAATGATGCATCAAGCGGTGAACCGTTGATGGTGTCGTTTACTGTATTGTGTGGTGGTATTGATTACGAGTTGATAGTACCTGCACCATAACAATTGGTTGACTTGCATGGGGTGTTATAATGGGTGTAGAGGGGAAAAACCTCTCTACACCTAATCTTTATCTATAGGAGACGATGTTTTATGGCTACGAAGAAGAATGAGAATCAGGAACCGCTTATCATCGAAGTTGACATTAATAAGTTCATGATAGATGACTTGGAATTGATGGATAAGTGTAATCGTGGTGAAGAACCACTGTCAAAAGAAATCGAATTATTTGACCGTATCGTTGTGGGTGGTGTCCGTGGTAAGTTTAAGGCACACGAGATTCGTAACATTCGTACTGCAATCCTTGATGCCTTACGAAACGCTTCAAAAAACCCAAACTAATTAAGCGGTTGTATGACTTCTTCTACACAGAGGGCGCACAACCGCACGAATACAGAGTGTATTATTGGTGCATGAAGTTGCAGTGTAGACCAGACCAACTTCCACCGCTAACGACGCTTCTGACTTGGGAAACGATTATGGACATCGAACACAAAGTTAGTGCGAAGAAAGCACAGGTAGCAAGCACCAAGAGGAGGTAGTATGGCAGAAGAACGCCCAATAGTAATACGATTCATAGGTGAAGATAAAGTAACAACAGTCGCAAACAAGGTGACTAATTCTGTTGATAGTGTTGCAAAGTCTGCTGGAAAAACATCTGGCAAACTTTCCAACATGACAGATTCACTTAATGGTGTTACTGGTTCACTTACTGACGTTGCAAGTGCCGCAGGATTAACTGGCGGTGCGATTGGAAGCGTCGCCATGTCGATTGGGTCAATGCTTGGTCCAATCGGAATTGCTGTTGGTACGGTTATTGGGCTAGGTGCCGCATTATTCACCGTAGGAGATGCATCAGCAAAAACGGCGGACAGAGTTAATAATTTAAAGCGAAGTATTATTTCACTCGCAGACACCAAAGATGAGGGTGAAGAGTTATACAAAACTTTAATGGATATTGCATCACGAACCCCATTCGAGCAAGAAGATATTATCGAAATGGGACGTTCACTGCTGAATGCAGGAGTTGATGCAGAGAAAATCCCCGATTACATATACGCAATCGGGGATTCTGTCACAACCATTGGTGGTAGTGCACAAACAATCGACTCCATTACGACTGCAATTGGTCGTATGACAATGCAAAATAAGTTGTCGTATGAGCAGATGATGCAAATACAGGAAAACGGAATTCCTGTGTTTAAATTACTTGCAGAAGCGACTGGGAGAACCACTGAAGAAGTAATTAAACTCTCTCAAGAGGGATTACTTCCTGCAGAGAAAAACATTGACATTATCATAAGTGCTATGCAAGGCACATATGGTGATGCGATGGCAAGTCAATTAAACACTGCGACACAGGCTGCTTCAAACTTCAATGACACATGGAAGAATGTGTCAGCGGAATTTGGAACTTGGGTAACCCCTGTCATTAACAGCATTTACGAAATTGGAACTTCTTCGCTTATTAGTTTAAGTAATTCTGCCAAGGACTTTGAAAATTGGTCTGGAAGAGTAAGAGTAGCACTCGACGATTCAGGACTGACTAGCGTTGATAGCGACGGACTGTTTGCTATGTCAATCAGAAGTCTTGGTGGTATACGAGATACAATCAAACTCATCTATGACGACATTGATACTGGCATCAGGGAAATAATTAAGGGTAATGGGTTGCTTGAGGTTTCCTATGAAGCGGTCAAGTTGGCATTTGATACGTATATTGCGTCGCAACTTGGTGGTCTTGACAGCATTATAACGTTGCTTGGTAAATTAAGTGGCGTGGCAGACGGTGGAACGACATCGGGTAAATCATTCGCAGAAGCATGGGGTTTTGCGAATGGTCAAATTATTGATATGACAACAGGCACTCGAAGTGCCACTTCAACAATAGGTATTTGGGTCAACACCACCAAGTCAGCGATGAAAGTGGTTCACGATTTAAATGTCGCCACAAAGGAAAATACCGATAAGACTAAAGATAACAATGATGCACAACGAGAACGAGACCGAATCCTGCGTGAGATAGAACAAGCAACCAATGAGTACAAGTCTACTTTGACAGAACTTCGCACTTCATACATGGATATTGCTGATGCAGAACGTTCTGTTGCTGATGCAGAGAAAGCACTTCGTGATGCACAAGACCCATTACGCATTCAGTCTATGGCACTTGCATTACAAGCACAGCAAATGAGTCTAAAGGACTTGAATGAGTCTATGGCAGAAATGCGTGCACGTCGTGACGAAATTGCACAATCACTTAAGGGGATGACTGATGAGCAAATTCGGTACAATGCACTGACACAAAAGGAACGAGACCAATACAAGGCACTTGGTAAGGATTTAGAGGACTTAAAGAAGCGTCGTGATGCAGTTCGCAAGGCACTTGCAGGCAACAAGTTGACGAATCAGCAACGTGTCGAATTCATGCAGACTGAAGCGGCTCTCAATGCACTTATTGGTCAAAAGACTGATGAGCGACAAACAATCGAGCAGAAACAAGCGGACGCTCTTAAGAAAGCGGAAGCAGAACGACTGCGATTGCTTGAAGAGGACAAGCGACTTCGTGAAGAGTTGGAAAAGGCACAACTTCGATACCAACAGCAATTGGTTTCGATAGCACAAGCACAGAGGGACTTGTCAGAAGCACAAGACCCAAACAGGCTTGACCGCTATCGTGATGCAGTCACACGTGCACGATACAACTTGGAAGAACTTCGTGCTGAACAACTTGCGAACGCAATCAATGCGAACGACCTTGCAAAGAAGTTGGGTATTACATCAGAAGTGATGGATGTACTCACCAAGTCAGCATCAGACACGGCAACACCGCTTGACGATGCGGCTGTTAAGTCACTTGATTTAAGCAAGGCTGTGAGTGAAGATGGTGGTGCGACTGAAAGTGTTGGAGACCTTGCAAAGAACTTTGACAAACTTGATGCAGATTCAACAAGTGCTGTATCAGGGTTGACGAAAGTTGAGGGTGCATTGAAGTCACTTGATGCATTGAAACTTGACACCAAGTTGGGTGTTGCACTTAAATCAATTGGCGATGGTGTAGCATCAATTGCTCGTAGCAACGAAATGTTCTCTGTTGACAACCTAACTGCACCACTTACATCAATTCGCAATCTAGCGATGGAACTTGGCACAACCGAATCACTTGCGTTTAGTAAGTGGTCAGATGCGTATCGTAATGCAGTCAACGGTTCAACCAACAGCACAGCGATTACTAATCTAATTAGGGCATTGGATGCGCTTCGTGATACTGTCGATGGCAGGTCAGGGACAAGTGGTGGGGGTGTTGGTGGTAGAAGCGGTGGGGGGGTTGGTAGTCGAGGCGGAACTAGGTCAATTGATGGACTTGGTGCAGTACCTACTTACGAAAACACCGCTTCAGTACAGAACATCACAATCAACTTGCACTATGCTACACCACCAAGTAGCAATACACCGCTTAAGGACGTTGAGGACTATCTTGCGGCGCAAGGAGGAAGATTGCGTATATGACAACCATTACGTTTACCATGACGTACACCACAGGTTTTGGAACGCATATCCTGAATGGGTTTGACTCGATTTCAGGATATACGTTTCACCTACTTGGATTTGATGATGTTGGATTGCCACCGATAACACGCATCACACAACGTGGTGCATTCCAACAGGGTGATACGAATATCGACTTTCGACTGAATCCTCGTGTGTTCAGGATTCGAGGATTAATTGAAGCATCGAACGTGCTTGAGCACATGCAGATTCGCAACATGCTAGGACGTATGTTCAAAGTAAGCAATCAAGCGTCAACATTGAAGTATGAATCATCAGATGGTGCTGAAGCATTCATATCACGTGCAATAGATTGCTATGTAAATGGAGACCTGAACATATCATCTGACACGACAGCAGGATATGACGTGTTCTACACCATTGAACTTCGTGCTGACAATCCGTTGTGGTACGACCCAAATCAGAATGTGAAATATCTGACAGGGACAGTTGTGGGAAACCCAACAGATATTCCTGCTGTCATACCACGAACCTATGGAACGAATGGACTTGATTCAAGTTCAACTATTACATACAATGGGTCGTTCGCATCATATCCTGTCATTACGGTGTTTGGTGGTGATGCAGGTTTACAGAATTTGACTATTGCGAATGTCACGACAAACAAAGTCATCTACATTACAAGTGTTCCTGTGAACGCAACGTACACAATCGACTTGCGATATGGATATAAAACCGTGGTTGACCAGAATGGTGTAAATCGCATTACGAATGTCAACCCACAGTCGAATCTAACGACATTCGCAATCGTTCCTGATAATTCATATAGTCCATTGGATAATGAAATCGTGGTTGAATGTGACAATGCATCGAATAATTCATCGGTGACAATCTACTATTATACGCAATACACTTCCATTTAAGGAGAACACACAATGGCAGAGCAATCTATTGGTTGGGCTACTACAGGGACTGGTGATGGTGTTTCAGGTGGTTACAATGAAGCACGTATGGCATCAATGATGCAGTCCCAATTCGGAAACGGCATCCTGTTCACGAATAATCGTTTTCAGCGGTCGTTTACTAATACTTCGATTACCATACAGTCAGGTGCATGTGTTGTTGATGGTTACTTCTATGAGAACACGTCAAGTAAAACTATCAACATGACTAGTGGTGCATCAGGAACGTACTTCTTGGTTATATACATCAACACGAATGCGACTGATTCACCATGCCATGCCAACGTGACTGCGAACAACCCAACAGCAACCACGATTGGTGCGAAAACGGTTCGACTTGCAGTTGTCACGTCAACAGCATACACAACACCACCTGCAGGTGTTGACTTCATTCCGCTTCAAACTGTTGCATGGAATGGCACTGCGATTACTGGAATGTCAGATATTCGCCAATTCATTCAACCTGTTACCCCAACGCTTTCTGTGATTCGTATGGAAAAGAGTGCGGCACAAGCAATTGGTACAGGACTTACTGGTGTTGACGTAAATGCATATGCGACGTTGTATCAGATGACTGATGGGTTGATGACAGGGAATGTTTCAACGGGTATTATCACGCTGAATGCGTTAGGTATTTATTTGGTTGAAGCGTCAGTCGTATGGGCAACACAGGCAACACCTGCAGGAAACCGATACTTGCGTATTGGTTCAGCAAGTGAACTTGTGACTGAAGTATCTGCTACTACATTGACTGCATCAGCACTTGCCAACGTTGCAAGTGGTACGCTTGTGCCAACTGATGGGTTCGTGCAACGCTTAACCACTACCATCATTCGTGGTCAAACAAACTTCACTACAACACCTGCATACGAAACGTTATTCCTCCGTGTCGCACAGAATTCAGGTGTATCACAGAACATTACACGTGCAAGCATCACAGTAACTCGATTATGTGATATACCACCGACTGTATAGGTGAACAAATATGAGTTCATATCTATCATCAACAGAGTACACAATTCTTGTATATCGGTATACCGATTCGCAATTCTTGGGGTACATCACAGATTTCTCTGCACTTGCTATTGGTAAAGTGGTGAATGCATACGATACGTTTCAGATGGAACTTCTGTATGGGACAGAGGGGACGGAATACTTGGTTGCCGATAATGTCATACGAGTATTCCGTCAAAACACACAACTTGGACTTCCTAGCAGATTGGAATTTGAGGGACTTGTTGTCAAAACGGTGATAACAGAATCCGAAGTAACGACGCTTACTGTTACTGCATTCGGATTTGAGCACATTCTGTCACGGCGTGTTATTGCATGGAAAGATAACCAACGTGGTAAGACATTGTTTCCTGAATCACCTACAGCAGGATTCGAATATCCATCAAGCATCATTCGCAAGTTGTACAATTCGAATTGTACGGTAGAAGCAACGTCAACACGTGAAGATATTACGAACGTGGTTGGGACAGCACGATACACGAATGGAAGTAATTCACCATGGTTCGATGTTTTGACTGATACGTCAAACTTTGGTTTAGCGATTTCAAGCACTGATGGTATTGCTCGTGAGAATCTACTTGAAACAATTCAAAACATCGCAGATGAGGGAAAGATTGGGTTCAGTCTTACTTGGAATCCCACCACACGGCGATTTATCTTTAATATGTCACCGAATCGGTTAGGTGCTGACAGAACGGACACCGTGAAGTTTAGTATTGGGACGGGTACGATTGCAAGTATTGAAACCCTGACTGATTACACCCAAACATGGAACGTTGCAATCATGTCAGGTGGTGGTACAGGTTCAGCAGAACGGCGTTTCGTATACCGACCAGAGGGATTTGTTGTTGGCATTCCCCAACGTGAAATATGGTTGACATCAGCAACAGGAACTATAGAGGGGAATCAAGCGACTGCTGTAGCAGAGTACAACAAGATGCGTAAACTTACAAAGCAAGTTACATGTGAAGTACAACAAGCACAGGGTATAATGTACGGTCGTGATTACTTTATGTCAGATTTGGTAAGTGTCGAAACAATCACAGGGATTATTGAATTGCAGGTCAAAACAGTCACGCTTTCAATGTCCTCTGATGGGAATGAGACGATAGGAGTGCAACTTGAAAGCGAATAATCCATCACACACACGATTGCTTCGTGCTGTTTCTGACATACAGAACCAAGTCACTCGCATGTCACGACGACAACCATTCGAAGCGGTTTCAGTCGCAACCTACACAGAAAATATGGTACTTGCTGCGAATGTAGAACAAATAATTCCATACAATTATTTCTATGTGAATCAGGGATTGTACTATAATCAAGAGGGTGCATATTGGGTATGTATGAGTAGGGGATTGTACAGCATAGGAATGACACTTACAACAGATATTAATGTCACAAGTCTGTGGGTAAGAATGTATATTGGAGTATCACCAACATCACTACCTGTCATTGGGTATCAGTCCATTCCTGTGGGGAATGGTGTCGCACGCAATCTTCATTCAGTATCAATTACCACACCGTATCAACTTGAAGAGGGTTGGTCATTCCGATTCAGTATTGAAGCACCCGTCGCATGTACATCAACATATCGCAACTATAATTTTGTTCAATGGCCTGCACCAATGATTAGTATTACACAGATTGCAGGTGGGTATGACATACCTGCCAATCCCAACGACTGGTATTATGAACCGAATGAAGTAGAACCACGATAATCACTAACAACACAGAACCCCCACAGAACGCACAGGAATTGTTCTGCGGGGGTTTAATTTACTTTTGGTACTCTGACACCCTACTGTTGTTCTTGACGCTTTATGGCAGGTTTGACAGGGTGCGATGGTTGGTTCTGATACTTGCCAACTTTGGTTCGGTAATTGACAAGTGGTGGTTCACCACGAAAGAACGACACCTGTGCAATTCCCTCTGATGGATAGACTTTCACAGGATAGTGTAGTGAGTTGTACAATTCGATGGTTAAGTAACCAGACCATGCAGGTTCCATTGGTGTCGTGTTCACAAAGATACCACAGCGTGCATAGGTTGATTTCCCTACCACCATTCCCCATACATCGTCAGGGAGGTTGAACTTTTCGACTGATACACCAAGAACGAATGTTTGGGGAGGGATATAGAATGGCATATCGGTATAGAATGGGGTGAAAATGCTATCCCAATTATCCGTATGTTTTGGGTCAACCCTAACATCGACAGCGGTAATTGGTTTGTATTGCAATTGGAACTTCGAACCTAGTCGCATATCATATCCGAACGATGTCAGTCCATAACTAATACGGTTGATTTCACGTGTGGTTGGCACAAAGTGCTCTATCATGTTGGACTCGACTGCCAACTTATTAATCTGACTGTCATTCAGTATCATCTGTTGATTCCTCGTTCATTGTGGTGAATTCCTCTTCGATTTCGTCAGCAAGTCCTCGAATGTCCTCGATAATCTGTGCTATCTTTTCTTGGGTGGTTTCGCAACGATATAATGCACCGCTTAATACTGTATTTTCGTGTTCACTTGGGGTGTCCTCTGTAGCAGGGACGTATCGTTCGATGGTGTACTTATTGTTATTGACGAACACTTGATAGTCATACTTTCCGTAGGGAATGTTCTTTCTGAATAATTCTTTCCAACTCATATGGGGAAGTCTCCTCGTAAAATTGATATAGCCTCCTCGGCTGTACGGACGACATAAACCGTTCCTTTCCAATTCTCATGCCAAATAATCTGTGCAGGTGTCAACGTTCCATTCGGACCCTTGATTTCCATCAGGTAATTCTTGTAATTGTACCCAACCACGATGTCAGGGACACCGTTTCCTGCATTCGCAAGTGATGTCACACTTGCACCGAAG